GCAATATGAATCAAACATGTTAAAGGCTCTAGAAGAATTTCAGGATGCTCGAGAAATAATAGAGCAAACGCCTACTAAATTTGGATCAGGATTTAAAAATGCATTTATAGAATTTAAGAAAAATATGGATGATATGGCATCATATGGTACAGATATATTTAACAAAATGACAGATGGATGGAGTAATGCTTTCGTTAAATTCGCAGAAACAGGTAAATTATCATTTAAGGATCTATTCAAAACATTAATGACAGAAATTATTAAAATGATGGCTAATAAATTGTTCTTAGCATTATTTGGTGGAACAGGAAGTCTGTTCGGAAGTCTGTTTGCAGGATTCTTTAATCAGGGCGGTACAATACCAGCAGGTAAGATAGGCATCGCGGGAGAAAATGGCCCCGAAATTATAAAAGGACCAGGATCAGTCATAAGTACTAGAAATACAGCAGAAATGCTAGGCGGCGGTGTAACAAATGTATATTACAGAATAGAGGCTACGGACCCTGCGAGCTTCCAAGCTCAAATTGCGAGAAATCCCGAATTTATATATAATGTCACCCGTGCAGGTGCCAGAAGAACACCAGGATAGGAGATAGAATGAGTCTACAAACAATTATAGATAATGCTACATATATAGATATGGATATTCGCGAACAAGCGGGATCTACTCTAAGTAGAAGTGGACATTATAAAACAGCAGACAGAAACGTAAATGTATATTCATTCAAAATAGGTATGCATGAAGGACTAACATATAGTACTAATAGAGGTGTAATACAAGATATATACACAACTGGAACAACTAGTGAAGCAAATATAAGTCTTAACAATAATAGTGGTATGAACTATTTAACAGCATATCAAGGATCACTATCCGCATCACAACAAGCAGAAGTTGTTACTATAGGTTCAACAGGTAACGAATTATATGTAAATACGGAACCTGTAAGTGGTAATGTTACTGGATATACGCATTTAGTTAAAAAAGGTGACTATATACAACCTAAAGGTAATACAGATACTTATAGATATCCATATCAAGTAACTAGCGATGTTGCATGGAGTAGCGCCGGAAATATAACAATACCAGTACATAGACCTGTATTAAGTCAATCAGGCGTAGCATTGACTAGCGGTGGCGTAAAATTAGGTAATGATGTAAGATGGCATGTAAAAATACTTAATCTACCACAATATACAATAGTACCACACGATAGAGTAGTATTTACAGATGACTTTACAGTAATTGAGGTAATCACTTAATGGCTACTACTATAACGCCAGTACAACAGGATCACATAAGCAGTTGTCTTCTTATCGATTTACATCTAGATGGTACAATATATTATCTAAGTAGTGCATACAAGCCTGTAACATACGATGGAAATACTTATACAGAATTAGGATCTTTCTTAAATGTTAATGACTTCACAGAGGATATAAAAACAACAAAAGGTGATATAAGTCTAACATTAAGTGGGATACCTTCAGAACAGAATTATTTAAGTGCTATACTAACAACAAAAATTAAAGGCGGTAAAGTAATTTTACGCAGAGGATTCTATAATATTACAACGCACGAACTAGATACAGCCCAAGTATATACAAGATTTAGCGGAATAATAACTAATTTTATAATACAAGAAGATTTTACACCAGGATCAGTGCTACAAAATACAGTAACAGTTACATGTGCTAGTATAACAAGTATTCTAGAAAATAAAATATCCGGACAACGTACAAACCCTTCAGATAGAGATAGATTATATCCTAACGACGCAGTATTTGACAGAGTACCACTATTATACAACATATCCTTTGACTTTGGTAAAGAATATCAAGCAGGCGGCGGAGGATACGGCGGTGGCGGTGGCGGTGGCGGCGGCCGTGGTGGCGGTGGTAGAAACCGTCGTGTAAGAGACGAGCAACAAAGATAATGAAAGTAAGAAACGCACAAATAAAAGACTATGATGACATAAAAAGGTTAATGATAGACTTTGCTAACTTTAATCCTGTAGAAGATTTACGCAATCCTCGATATGACTTTGTTCATGTAAACAACGTTATAGATCATATTCTTAAAACAGGTATAGCTCTAGTATGTGAGGATAATTCTAGGATAGTAGGCATGCTCTTAGCAACGATACAAGGCGATTTATGGCTACCACATGTAAAACGTATGACAGAAGTCGCATGGTGGGTAGAAGAGCAATACAGAGGAACAAGTGCAGGTGCAAGATTGCTTAACAGATATGTAGCAATAGGTATAGAAGCAAAAGATAAAGGACATATATCAACATTTACTCTAACAACACTAGCAACAACACCAGATCTTAAATTACAAGAAAGAGGTTGGGAAAGTATAGATTTTAATTGGGTATATAGAGGTTAAGATATGGCAGTATTTACAGCAATAGCAGGAGCAGTAACAAATGCGTTATTATTTGCAGGCGGAGGATTTCTAGGAAGTACTCTAGTAGGTACAGCAATAGCAACAGCAACAGGATACATAGTTGCAGGTGGATTAGCAGTTGCAACAGCAAGAGCTCTAGGTGTATTTGATATGCCTGATATGCCAGACGACCCCGGCGTAACAATACAATTACCTCCTAGTACAGATAATAAATTACCCGTATTATATGGTAATGCATTTACTAGTGGACCCATATTCGACGCCGCAATAAGCAATCAAAACCAGACGATGACATACTGTATAGCACTGAGTGAAGAAACACAAACAGGTACATTTAGTTGCAGTCAAATATTTATGGCAGATGATGAATTAATATTCTCTGGTAATACCGTGACAAGTCATAGAAATCCTAATCAAAGTACCTCCACTAACTATAACGGTAAAATAAGAGTAAACATCTATCAAGGCGGTAGTGCGGCGAGTAATTGTATATTTCCTACATCAGGTGGTGTATCCGCAACAAGTATAGTACCTCATTGGGGTGTAAATCATACAGCAAATAACATGGTATTTGCAGTAGTGCAAATGGATTACGATGCAGAAAACGGATTAGCAGGATTATCGCCATTTACATTCAAAATGAAAAATAGTCTAAGCAATCCAGGTGATGTACTATATGATTATGCTACGAGTACTAGATATGGCGCAGGAATATCTGCATCAGACTTAGATGTAAACAGCATTACCGGTACAGCAAATACACAAATGAAAGGATATTGTGCAGAACAAGTAAATTATACAAACCAAGCAAATGCTAACGTAACGCATGACAGATATGAAATCAATGGTGTAATAAGTACATTCCAGCCTGTAAAAGACAATATAGACAGAATATGTCAAGCGAGTTCAACATTCTTTACATATAACGTAAAGAAAGGTCAATTTGCCGCAATACCGAACAGAGCACTCAGTACAGCAGAAAAAGCCAACTGTCTAGTATACAATGATGACTCTATAGTAAGTAAAATAGACATAACTAGTACAGAATTATATAATCTATATAATGCAGTAGAGATAGAATTTGCAGACAATACTAGAAAAGATCAAACAAACACGGTTAAAGTAACTACACCTGCTATAGATAGAAATGCAAACGAACCCGATAACGAATTAAAATATAGATTGGATATGATTAACGATAATATGAGAGCAGAAGCATTGGCTAATATAGATCTTAATCAAAGTAGAGTAGGTACCGTAGTACAATTCGATACAGACTTCAGCGGTATGCAAACAGATGTAGGTGACGTAATAAAAATAACAAACAGCCTATATAATTGGACAGACAAATTATTTAGAGTGTTAAGAACGGTAGAAAAACAAGACGAAACAGGAATGATCACAGTACAAATGAGTGCTATAGAATATTCAGATGATTACTATACATTACCAGCAAGTACTGAAACACCAGATATAGGATTTATAGATTTACCTAAAATACCTATTATACCACCTATATACATACCACAAGTATATGAGGGTACATATGCAAATCTAGATGCTTTTCCAGGTGATATATTTGGTAATGTTGTGACTAACCCTGCTATGCAAATATTTGGTGCAGGTGCTCAGTTAGAAAATGCAGGATTAGGTAATACAAATGTAGTAAGTGGTACAACATATAATGATTTAATAACACCAGAAGTATATGATATAAGTGGGGTAGATATAGGAGATTACACCTTTACAGCAGTGGGTAATTTAGGTGGTGTATTACCAGTAGGCGGTTATGATACAGCATTCCGAAACAATGTAACACTACAATATGCAAATGCAACTCATAGTGCTAATGTACCTATAGGTGGCGGTGGTATAACATTTGAAAATATAGATGGTGCTCCTCCACAGTTAACAGACACAAAAAAAGTATCGTTAGACCCTACAGCTCATAGT